ATGCTAATTAATAATCAGGTTATTGTGGAAACTATTCAGGCAAAACTTCAAGAACTTACCGCGGATGACCCCGTTGATAACATAGATATGATTCAGCGACTAGGATCTTCTTTAAAAGATATTATTGAGCGAAACCTCCAATTGGAGCGGGCGCTAGCTCTCGACCGTAAGACACGTACTAGTGACAAGTCAGAGTCAATCGCTGAGTACATAGTTAACCTAAAAGCGGCCGCTCAGGATTTCCTTGAGCGTCGCTTAGTGAGACTTTATTGCCCTGAATGCAAAATACTACTTGCTCGATTTTCCATTATGCATGACCACTCACGATTTACTCTTAAAGTTAATTGCAATCAATGCAACAAAGCAGTGAGCGCGGAGCGCGAGGAGAAGGATATCTTCTTTGACATCGCCGACTCAAATTGGCGTAAAAAACATCGTTACACAGTAGTAAACTCTAAAAAATCGGGTTCTACTGCTGGTGACAACGATGATGACCTAGTTCTATCAGATGATCTTAGTCAGGAGAGTGAGGATGCTTAAAGCAAAACTAGAGGATAGTGACTTTGCTTTGTTAGAAGTTATAGAAGATCCTATCTGGTTAAATGAATTTTTGCGATCGACAAACACAGCTGACATGAATAAAGAAAATTGGCCAGTTGAGGAATTTTTCTTTCGGCCGTATCAACGAGAGATTCTGAGTGATCAGTCTGCTCATATCGTTGTAACTGGCGGTCGCGCTATTGGTAAGTGTCAACCCGCATCAGCACGCATATTTACAGATCGTGGGTATGAAACAATTACTCAACTGTTAAAACGAAAATCATTTATCACTTATGGTTATTCTCCTTCTGGTGTGTTTACTCAGCGAAGAGGTTTTTTACGTAAAGATCGTTGGAAGCCTATATGGACTATTTACACATCCAGCGGTCAGCAAGTGAAGGCAACAGACTTACACCCAATACTCACTCCAAAAGGTTTTATTCTTATGGGGGATTTAGTTATAGGGGATTTAGTTGCAGCAGTGGGGAAGTTACCTACTGATCATTGTATTTACGACACGCTTTCATGGCATGAGTTACGCGCTCTTGGATATCTCGCGTCGGGATCGGTGTACCACAAAGCATCAGTAGGAATAAAACCACGATTTAAAAAAATTGATGCTGAATTGCAGGATATCGCACATCATCTCTACTTGACGTATCGCAAAGAAGAAAACGGCGCGGTATTCCTAGAGAGAATCAAAGCTGGTGGAGTGCGTCACTACATGAATCAATTAAAAATTGAGTTAAATTTAATGGCCAAGGACGCACGGCAGGTTTTTAGACTTGACTGGCTGAAAACACAGCGCGTGGAAAACATTAGAGCGTTTTTAGAAGCTGCTTACGCACAATACGGTGTTCTATCATTGGAAACTGTAAAGATTCGCTTACTAAACGAACAATATGTTCGTGATTGGCAAGAGCTTCTTTTGTACTTTGGTATTCGAAGTACTAGCAAGAAGTTGACTGACCATTCTACAGAACGTCATATTTTTCAGATAGACGACTCAGCTTGGGAAGTAGAAACACTTGATCGCGTAAACGCTTTGCGGTTTTGGCAGGAATTTAAATTACCCGGAGTAAGTGTATCGCTTACTAAAGAGACTGCTCCACCTGCATCAACAATTGAGTGGGATCGAGTAACGGCTAAAATCAAAGGTGGTCGAGCGCAGACATACTCAGTTCATGTGTATCAAGATGAAACTTATATCTCAGAAAATGTAATTGTCCACAACTCGGTTATTCTTGAGGACTTGCTAACTTATCAAATAGTTAACTCAACGATTGAGTTTCCAAAAACTCCCGAACAACTTTTAGTAACGCCTAATACCAATCAGCTTACGCCAATACTAGACCGGGTAATTCTAAAGTTTACTACAAGTCCCTTATTGAAAGATTTCTTAAATAACAATATCAATCGAGCAAAAGGTACTTTAGATTTTCAAATGGGAACAAGGAAGCACCGCCTTTATGCGCGTATCGCAGGCAGTAAAGAAGCAAATAATCTTGTAGGTCTTCACATTCCTAAAGTGACCGGTGACGAGTTTCAATTGTTTCCGATGACCGCATTCTATCAGCTGCAGCCGACGATTAACACATGGGAGCCTAAAGTTCAGGAAGTATACTGTGGAGTGCCCAATGGCATGAGAAACACCGCGCTATATGTGCTTGATGTAAAAACGCCTAAATTTAAAAAATATCGTATCCCTGCTCCAAATAATCCGTATTTTACAAAAGAGGATTGGGACGATGCCATTCGTCGATACGGTGGGGAAAATGAGGATATATTTCAACAGCTCATTTTAGGTAAGCATGGATCGCCAAGTTTTCAAGTAATCTCGCGAGACCAGATGAAAATTCAACCATATGATTTTTTCTCTTATCAGTATACTCAGCGCGAGAAAGACAGCGGTAAGTCTATCTCAGAATCACTTCCTATTACTTTATTACCGAAAAATGACGGTATTGTGTTTGCTATCGACACTGGATTTTCTGATCCTACCATAATTCAAGTCTTTGCAAAGGTAGACGATACTTGGCGATGCTACGTACGTTACAAAGTACAGCGTATTGACTATCCTGAGCAAGAAAAAATTATTGACTATCTAGCTCGCGGTTACGGGGTAAACAAGATTGCGATTGATGTCGGTGCCGGTGGCGGTGGTGCTGGTATTGTTCAGAGTTTAATATCTCGACCAGAATACGCGTCTGGGATGTATAACAAAAGAATCATTCCCGTTCAGTTTAATGAAAAGATTGCGGTCGGTACTATTCAGGACGGAACGCAAATCTCTGAGTCATTTAAGGCGTGGGCTACAAGCGAGTTGGTTAAGCACATACAACGTCAAACGATTGCCTTTTCCGAAGTTGATGCAGAGGGGGTCTCTCAGCTGGAGAGGGTAGCAAGGCAGCGTAGAACAAGCGGCCACGTTCATTACTTCGTCGTCTCTCCAAGAGGGCACGGCGAAAGTACAGACGATCATATCTACGCTAGCTATCTTTGTTTTATCGCCGCATTACGCGAGCAAATTGAAGTAGTCACACGAACCGGATTAGCCCGCGCAGTGACTGCTAACACAGTGAGGTAATTTATGTCTAACTTAACTAAGGCGGTCTCAAGCTTTACACCTAATCCTATATTCATGTACAACTTGAATACAGTTGGGTACTATGACCCGGCGCAGGTTCCTTTTGATAATTCACGGAAGTATAAATATCACGATCTTATCGTGTACTGTCGTCACTTTTACGAGAGAGACACAATTGCGCGGACCGTGATAAATCGTATGGTCAACCTTGCAATAACACGTTTGCGAAATCGTAAAACAGATCAAGATCAAACCGTTTTAAAGTTTTATGATGCGGTTGCTCGAAAACTACAACCCTTTTTAAAACATATGGCTACTGAGTATTTTATTCACGGTATGGCCGTACCCGGTATCACGTACAAACAAATTATGCTGAATAGGTTAGACCCTTCACTCGGTCGTAAGCGCGTCGAAATACCAGACAGCATGTGGGTACGAAATCCCGCAAACATTAAGCTACGTAAAAGACCAAATGGTTTTGAGCGAGCAGTTTACATTGAAATTCCACCCGAAGAAGCTACATTCATCACTTCTAAAGGTAAGCGTAGTGATGGTACGGATGATTCGGCCGCTTTTAAAGAACTACAGCGCACAAGCCCGGCATATGTTAAAGCGGTACTTGCAGGTCAGCGACTTTTCCCTATTGAAGAAAAACCGTTGTTTGCCGATATTGTTTCGTACAACGATTACCCATTACCGTTTCTTCAAAACGCATTGCGTGCGATGCAGCATAAAGAGTACTTAAAACTTATGGACCAGACAATTGTGTCGCGTTCTATTGAATTACTCCGACAGATTAAGATAGGTAGCGATCAGTTCCCAGCAACGCAGGACGATATAGAAGCAACGCAGCGAGCCATTACAGATGCTGCGGCATCTGGAGATCGTGTATTTAACTTGTTTACAAATCACACAGTGGAGATCAAGTGGGTATTACCACCACTCGATGCGTTACTAAATGAGGGTAAATATGCAGAACCAAACGCTGATATCTTTCTTGCACTCGGATTCCCGCGGATTCTTACCGTGGGTGAATCTCTTCGAAGTAATTCGTCGGATAGTAGAATTGCATCCCTAGGACCAACAGCAACGTTAACAGAGCTTCGTGAGCGTGTTCTGCAATGGGTTCAGTGGTTATACGAAGATATTGCCGCCCGCAATGGCTTCTCCGAATGGCCTGAACCTTATTTCTCACCGATTCAGTTTCAAGACATGACCGCACTTACTCAATTTGCAATTCAAGCGCAGCAAATAGGATCTATATCGAAAGATACAATTGCTCAACTGTATGGATCAACCTACGAAGAGGAGCAGGCTAAAATTCAATTCGAGGTGTCAAATGAGTCTAATACAAGTCAACCCGGACTACCAGAAGAATCTCCTTCTCCCGCCGGGTCAGGGGTATAGTTTACGTAAAACAAATCAACCCTATCAATCTTTAGTGGTACACACAACAAACGGAAAAGCAGGTACTAAATTTGAAAACGAGGTCAAGTTCCTTGCAAATTCTAAGAATGTATCGGCGCATTATATAATTTCTAAAACTGGTATAATTCAGCAAATCCTTGACCCAGCAGAATATGTTGCATGGCACGCAGGAGAAGTCGCAAAAGAACAGTATAGTAATCTTTATGCTATTGGCGTCGAAGTACATTTCTCACCTGCTGAGATTTACTGGACGGGTAAAATGTGGGGAGCGCTTACTGCATTGAGTCGAGTGTACGCTAATTTAGATATTGTAACGCATCGCCTCATTGCAGTTCCGAGAGGTAGAAAAATAGACCCATCTGGAGTTACCGACTTACAGTTTACCTCTTGGAGACGTGATTACCGAAAATCTCACAGGTATGCAAATCTTGTTGCAAATGCCAATGTGCGGCAGTTTCCTCAAATAACTTCAACAAATATAATTCAGGTGTATCCAAAAAATTTGGAAGTAGTTGTTAATTCAATACCTGTAGAAGGTGATATTTATAATAACTCGAATTTATGGTATTACTGTAATTGGTTTGGGTATGTTCACTCTTCGCTACTTTCCCTTGGAGGTGAAGTGTGAATGAGACCACTTTATATGCGGCAATAAGTTCTGTCGCTACTCTAGTTGTTGCTTGGTTTTCTTTTAAAAAAAGTTCACAGAATGCTGCTGATAAATTTCAGCAAAGTTTACTTTCACGTATCGAGACACTCGAGGAGGATAATCAAGTGTTACGAAAGAAAAACGAGGATCTATTAAATTTAAATCTTCAGGAACGTGAAAAACAACTAACTCTCGAGCAAAAGATAGTCTCAATTGAGAACGAGAAGTTAGCAATGTTGGATCGTATTCAGCATCTCGAAAAACAAGTCGAGAGTCTGATTACACAACTAAATAAACAAAAAGGAGTCTAACATGG